TGAGGCATATCGCCCATTACTAAATTTTGTACCAACGGCTCATAGGCTGGCTTAGACAGTTCAATCACTGGATGCACAAGATGGCGCTTCAGCATCGTGTCAGGAATGATGCGAGGAAAGCTAGTCTCAGGGTGGTCACGACGAAATTGCCCGATTGTGTAGGGAAATTCTACGGGCTGGTCGTTTGTGATCTTAACGTGCATTTGGAGCTCCTATTTAGCTGAAGTTGTCACCTATCAAGCGTCCGTAGTAAGTTGTGCCACCATCAAGCGTGAGGAATGTCAGTATGTCCGTCTCACCGTCAGCAGGGGCGGTAGGTGGTGTACCTGCTGGCCACTCGACAGAGGCAGGGTATGTGAAGGTCGCATCTCCGGCAGAGCCTGTGGAGTATTGCCATACTGCATCTCCAGCAGACCCAATAACGTACATCTTTAAGCCATCAGGTTTGAAGAACACGCCGGTTGGATTTGTTTCTTGAGCACTAACACTGAAGTTCTGAAGGTAAGAAGCTGAAGTTACATCCCAAGTTGTGCTTAGGGTGTACTCATTTACGTCGTCTCCACTATTCCCAAGAATGTACATCTTAGTCCCATCCGGCTTAAAGAAGATACCTTGTGGAGTTGCTTCTTGAGCAGCAACACTGAAGTTCTGAAGGTAAGAAGCCGTAGTGACATCCCAAGTTGTGCTTAGGGTGTACTCATTTACGTCGTCTCCAGTAGACCCAATAACGTACATCTTTGTGCCATCAGGTTTAAAGAAGATACCGGTTGGACTTATTTCTTGAGCAGCAACACTGAAGTTCTGTAAGTAAGATGCAGTAGAGACATCCCAAGCAGTGCTTAAATCATACTCATTTACGTCATCTCCAGTGGCCCCAATAACGTACATCTTAGTGCCATCAGGTTTGAAGAACACGCCGGTTGGAACTGTATCTTGAGCAGCAACACTGAAGTTCTGTAAGTAAGATGCAGTAGAGACATCCCAAGCAGTGCTTAGGTCGTACTCATTTACGTCGTCTCCAGAAGCCCCAAGAACGTACATCTTTGTGCCATCGGGTTTGAAGAAGATACCTTGTGGAGATGTTTCTTGAGCAGCAACGCTAAAGTACCCTTCAGTGGGAAAATCAAAGCTGGCAGCGCTTACGTCCCAAGCTGTGCTTAGGGTGTATGAATAGACTGCATCCCCAGTAGACCCAATAACGTACATCTTTGTGCCATCGGGTTTGAAGAAGATGCCTTGTGGACTTGTGTCTTGAGCGGAAACACTGAAGTTCTGAAGGTAACTGGCCGACGTTACATCCCAAGCGGTGCTTAGGTCGTACTCATTTACATCATCTCCACTAGACCCAATAACGTACATCTTTGAGCCATCAGGCTTGAAGAATATGCCTTGTGGAACTGTTTCTTGAGTAGCAACACTGAAGTTTTGTAAGTAACTAGCTGAAGAAACATCCCAAGCTGTGCTTAAATCATACTCATTTACATCATCTCCACTAGACCCAATAACGTACATCTTTGTGCCATCGGGTTTGAAGAACAATCCGGTTGGATTTGTTTCTTGAGCGGAAACACTGAAGTTCTGTAGATAACTGGCCGACGTTACATCCCAAGCAGTGCTTAGGTCATACTCGTTAACATCGTCTCCAGTGGTCCCAATAACATACATCTTAGTGCCATCAGGTTTGAAGAACACGCCGGTTGGAGATGTTTCTTGAGCAGCTACGCTGAAGTTCTGTAAGTAACTGGCCGACGTTACATCCCAAGCGGTGCTTAGGTCGTACTCATTTACATCATCTCCACTAGACCCAATAACGTACATCTTTGAGCCATCAGGTTTGAAGAATATGCCGGTTGGAACTGTTTCTTGAGCAGCAACACTGAACCTCCCATAAGCAGGTGGCTCTGCATTAGCTAGGTCATAGCCGTCAGAAATATACAGGCCAGTTAGCCCCAACGTAAATCCGAGGGCAGTACCCGTCGTAGGGGGGTTGCTAAACACAAACGTAGTGTCAGCCGTAGGGGTGTAGCTAAACACGTTACCAGAAGTCAGGTCAAGAGTTGTGCCTGTGATCGTTCCCACCTTCTCAGGCGCAAGGTCTTCAGCCGCAGCCCCCACAAACACCACCGCAGAGCCTGACAGGTTGATAGCTGCGTCAGCGTTGGAACTCTCAAGGACAGTGCGTGACAAAGTAGTACCAGACGCCGTGTAGGTGCCCAAACCAATCTCCCAAGCTGTGCCATCTTCAATGACGTAGCGAACCACATCAGCGTCAACCACGCCAGCATCAGCGAACGTCTGGTAGCCACTCTCAGCAGAGCCAAGCGTGATTGTACCAGTGCCAGTTGTAGCAGTGGATACTTTGGCTCTGTTTACGAGAGTGACCATTGTTTAGTTAACCTTAGACTGGATCAGGGATGCCGATAGCAACGGACGACAGCGTGAACGTGTTGCCTGATGTGACAGACTGCGATGCTGTCAGGGTGCTTGTTGCCAGTAGACGGCTGTTCACAGTGTCCACAATGGCGTAGTGGGTTGCAGTGCCAGTGCCAGTGACCGAGCCATCTGTGATAGCAGCCACGACAACCTCACGACCACCGCCAGCGCGATCTGCGGGCGCACCGATGGACAGCGAGGTACTGTTGCCCAGAGTTACAGCAGCCACGTTGGCAAAGCTGGTTGCCTCTGCTGACGTGACGTGAATTGCGTTAGCTTCTGTGTCAAGAACGGTCAGGCCGTTGTCAAACACTCGGTTATCAAGAGTAGCCATGCTGGCCTCCGCTGTTGAAAGATGTGCGCATTGTAGCGCGATTTTGGTCGTGTGGAAAGGTCGCTGTTAGCCAGCGTTGGGGTAAGGGAACCTTGTTCTGATTTCCTCACGCTTTGCCAACCATTCGGCTTCTGTGGCCTCACCAGCCTGCCACTTGAAGAACAGGGGGTCAGCTTCAGCGGTGTATGCTAACTGGCGTTTGGCTTCCTGCTCGGCTTCCTGTTCGGCTTGTGTGGGCGGGGGTGGGGGAGGTGGGGGAGGTGGTGCAACGTAAGGTGCCGCAGTTGCCTTGGCAGCGTTGAAAACCTGTGCGCCGATTGGCTCCACATCATTTGGGTCAGCGGTGAACGGTATCCAGCCATATTGTGGATGCTCAATTTCGCAATTAATGCGACCGTCTTCAATAAAGATAGGATTGCGATTTTTCATTATGATACCCTCAAGTAAAGGCTATACCGTGGAAATAATGTCTGTTGATTATCGCTGTTTTCTCTATGATTAAAGAAACCCATCAATCTCCAAGTTCCGCTTGGGGCTGTTGCGAAAAACCCGTAAGAATGAGCGCCCGCGCTCGGATCAGCACCCGACCATCTTAAGAAGCTGCCAGCCTCAAGGTGTCCCGGATTTTTTGTGGTGGTTACGTTATTTTCAATTGAATAGTTATTATTAAAGAAAAACCCGTAAGACCCAATTCCCCCAGCAGAATGACCAGCCTGCGCAGCCCTAGCTTGTGCATCAGAGTAGCCAGCAGGAATGTCAGACTTAAAAGCGATCGCCCCTTGGTCATAGGTATCAACTTGCGCCTTCAGTTCGGTACCGGTCCAGCCGATGTAAACTTTATTGCTCAACTGACCTGCACCACCGCCCTGCTGCACTGGGGTGAAACCAAGGTAGTCCTCAACCTCAAACTTACTGGTTGATTGGTTCAAGACGCCAATCCTAATCCAAACATCGTCATCCTCTGACCGCATATACAATGTGTTCGCCGCCGTGTCATACCAAAACATATTGGCATAAGTCGTGTCAGGTTCTGTAGTCCCAGAGTTGAGAGACGCCAACGCCTGCAATGATGCGTTCATCGCCGTGCGGAAGGCGGGGGCGGATACGTTACCAACGGAATGGCTGGATTCTGACATCAGTTATACTCCACGAGGGCCATGAGGCCACTTATTGACGGTGTAACATTGTTTGCAAAGGATTTCAAAACAACTCTGAATCGGAAGGCCCGACCGAAGAACTCGCCCGCGCGGAATTGCTGGTAGGGTGACCACGTTGGCGTGCCAGCAGGATCGTCCGGCGTTGTTGACACGAAAAACTCCAGGTTGGTGTCAGCAAACTGCGCAGCGCCGGTAAAGCTGTCAAAAAGCTCCGGCAGGTCATCAAACAAGCCCGGCAGATCGTCCCACAGGCCAGCAGACGTATCCAAGCGGTTTACGTTCGCGTCAATGCGGACATGCGCTTTGCGGGCCGTTGACGTATCAATGACCGCAGAGAA